GACCGCAGATGCAATAGTTGCAAGCGTGGCAAGTTCTGCCATTCCTAACCACCCCTCAGCGAATAAACGCCGTTGCCGACAGACAGAAATCCAAGCCGCATCAAGAACCGTTCAGCCGCAGGAACGTCATCGGCCTTGAGCGCGTTGATTTCCGTCAGACCGTTTGAAATCGCCCACCGGATTGCCGTGCGGGCTGCCTTGCAAATCGAGACCTTGGCCGACTTGCGAACCGTGTCGTCGATATCCATGAAGGCAATCACGGCCCCGTTATCGAGATAAGCCAGCCCGCCGACACCGAGAACCTTTCCGTCCTCAACCCCGACCCAAGCCCTCGCGCGCGTAAACGGGAGATTGCCCGAGTAGGCCAGAATATCGGCCAACGTCGCCGGGCGGATTTCAATCACCCGTGCGTCTTCATGTTGATGACAGCGCCCATCACCGTGCAGGGCCGAGGGGCCTTGGCCTTGAGGCACAGACGCGAGTCCGTATCCCAATCGCCCGGATGCTCCATCATGTCTTCGTCGTATTGATCGTGGATGTAATCGCCATCGACCGTTGTCCCGCGTTCAATCTCAGGCAAACAATCCATCCGGTCGAAATCCGGCCCATGATACAGGCCGCGCGCATGGGTTTTGTAAAGCAGTAAGCCAAGCTGATAGAGCTTCTTTTTCTGGCTTAGAGCCGTTCCCTGCTGCGCCGCATAAGCCAGTTTGGCCGACTTGAACCGCGCCTCGTAGGGCAACCCGACCACCACGTTCCGCACCGCTACATCAAGCGCAATACGCCCGGCGGCGACGAAATAGGTTCTCTGGACGCCATCCACATCGGGCGACAGGTCCGAGCCGTCAGCCCATACGATGACTTGCTCACCTTCCAGATGATCCAACCCATTGACCGTCGTATCCGGCGATTGCGCCACCGTCACAAAGCAGTCAGCCTGTTTGTTCAAAGTTCCGCCAACGCACTCGCTTTCGAGCGCAAACTTTTCAATAAACCGCTTGGTTGACCCGTCGATGGTCCGGCGAACGATGTAATAAACCGCGTCTTCCTCTGAATCCGGCAGGACCGCCCCGCCCTCAACAAAGCCATCGGTTTCGTACTCAACCCAACATTTCACGTCTTCGAGCGGATCGAAAACCAGAACCGCAACCGTGCCGTCTTCCCGGATGCAATGAAACCGCGTGTCAGGTTGCCGCTGCACAAGCACCTGAACAATCGGGTTTCCAACATTCAGGTCCGGAACAAGCTGCGTCAGGTCGCGGGCGATGTAGTCATTGACTGACACATCGTAGGAAAGCTCCATCACACGGACGCCAGCCTTTTCGACAAACAGCCCGCGCGTATCAAACTTGATCGCCGCAATCTGTGCCGAGCCATAGGTGGACACGTCTTTCAGCGAAAAGTTGGTCGGCGTCAGAGGTTCATCGAAAGACGACGACTTAACGCAAACTTCCGTGGCTTCCGTCCCGAGCAAAAGGCGGGAGAGCGGCAAAACCCAATTGATCGTCTGGACAGGCCCGTAACCAATCGAACGTTGGATAGGACCGCTATCGCCTTCCTGCGAAGGATCAAAGGACGAGAAGCTATCCGAGATGGAGCCCCAAATCCGATCCCGCCCGGCAAAGAACAGACGCCCGTCATAAAATCCATTGGCAGACGGCCAGCCCTTGCGGTCCGACCACTCGCCTTCGAACCAGTCCGCAGATTGAACAGATGACGAAAAGATTGAGAGGACTTCAACCGTTGCCGTTTGCGGGTCCGTTACCGCAGTGATGCGGCAAACGCCAGTCCGGCCACCCGTTGAGGTTCGTACCGACGTGGTACTTCCAAACCCCGACGCATAGCCGGGCGATCCGCCGTCACCGAATTTAATCTGGACCTGTGCCAGCCCGGATGTAAACCCGGAGGTATTAAACCCGACGCGCAACCACATGACCGTGTTATCGGCGCTATCCGTGACGGTCGTAGTCGTGTTCGTCGTGATCGTGGTTCCGATATCGACAAAGCCGGTATCGTCGCCCGTGAATGACTTCTGGACGTTGAGCGTTCCGGCCCATGTTCCGGTTGTGACGATATCCACATCACGCCCACTGCCAACGCCATTAACCCGAATGGCAGGCGTATAGGCCCGATCCTGTCCCAAGTCCCATACGTGGTTATAACCCGGCGTAAAGATGCGGAACTGTGAGCCGACATGCGTGGACGAGAAAAACGGACGCGAGGCCGAGAGCGTAGCCGAACCCGCCCCGGTCGAAATGCTCATCTTGATATTGGCGTCCGACGATATTGCGGAGAACGGCCCCACGGGGTCGTAAAGCACCAGAGACCACGAGCGGGTTGCTCGACGCTCTATCTTGCGGGTCGCCTGCCCGTAGCAGGACACAAACACGATATCGCCGGACTGCGACCAGCGCATAAACGGCAGATCGCTTTCCGTCCAGTTGGACGACAGCAACATCACCCCGGCGCTTTCAACCGTGATCGAGTCAACGATTGTTGCACGTGAAACGCGGCTTTCAAACTGGATGTAAACCGTTGTCGTGGTCGGCGTGAAGGCTAGGGAATGCTCCCCCGTTCCAAGCGTCGTCTCGGTGATGAACTCATCGCCGCCCGAAGTCCCGCCACAACGGAACACGACCGGCCCGCGATCCACCACGATACGGAAAGCATGCTCGACACCCACATCCCCGCCAGCAACAGAAACCGTTCGGGACGTGACCACATAGGAGTCAATCGGGGAAGACGAGCAAACCAGCTTGCCGCCCGTAATGCTGCCCGTCGCGCCGCCCGCCGTCGTGACCGTCCAGCCCGTTGCGCTTGAGAAGTCACCGTTTGTAACGACCGTTGCGACCGAATTGCGCTCTATCGGTTCACCGTCGATCAAAACCCGGATCGTCTGATCCGTGCATTCCAGTAATGCTTTTTGGCTGCTGGAATAAAAAAACGGGATCAGGACCGCAGCATCGTTGTCTTTTGTCTCGCAGATATACCCAAGGCCGGGCCGCAGCGACATTGAGCCAAGAGAGCGTGGAGACCAATTCGTTTGCGTTTCGGCGGATAGCCGCATCCGTTCCAGATCGACGCGCGCCAAGGCACGGGGCGACACAATCCCGCGATTGAACGCATGGAGCGGAAAGTTTCCAGCAGCCATTATGCCCTGTCAGGGTAGCGAGACGAGGAATTGCCGACGCGGGAACGGGTCCATGAACCGGATGGCATGAACGAGACAGCATCGTTCATGGCGTCCTTCGACCGCGCATCCGTCATGGCTTTCTTATATTTCTTCTCCATCCGGTCTTCGGTGCTTTCCGAGCTTGTCAGGGTCGGGGCCAGCCGATAGGCCAGATAGAGTTCAACGAAACGCTGGAACGTCAAAGGCCACGCCGACAGATTCAGCCCGTAATCCGTGCTGTTCGACACGTAACGGACATAGATCAAATCGACATTCGCCCACCAATATCCGGTCTCATCGGAAAACTCGGTCAGCGGCGGCTTGAAATACTCGTTGACGGAAAGCCCTACCGTGCGAACCCAATCGTCCGGCTTTTCAAAGGCGTACCGGAACCCAAACAAGGGTGTGATTTCCGGCGTGTATTCAATCTCCTGAGTCCGGATGGCAAAGTTCCACTGCCCCTGTTCAAGGCAAAACTTTACAACATCGTCCCAAATGTCATCGACCGCATAGCGAGGCTCGCGGGCTTCGCTAAGACTAGCGAGTTTGCGGGAGCTAAGTTCCCGCAGCGCGCTATTGATGACGGAGAGTTTTGCAGCCATGAGAACACCTATGCGGCGCGGGAACGCGGAGCGTCAAATTTAGACCTGACAATTCTCCACCCAAAAATCTCAAACCTGAAATCATGGGCGTGAAAAATAGTCAGATCAAAAAGGCAGCGCGAGTAAAATGGGGAAAACCCGTAACACCGGAACGCGGTAAAAAATGGCTTCCCGGTGCGGGCCAAGATTGGGCCGGGCGACGGCCCATACTCAATGCGAGGAATTCGTAAAGCAATCCATTTGCCGATAGGCGTCATGTTTTCAAATGGCGCAAGATGCGAATTCCACAACGCCATTACGCCGCCTGTTTCGTCTGGCCGATGGTCTTCACGTAGTCAGCAGCCCATACTTTGGCCGCGTCTTCCGTTTCAAAGTTGGCCTGCAAGATTTCACGGTTGCCACCCGCAAGGCGCGTCACACGCCAGCGATGATGCGGCCCCGCAAACTTCACTTCGATCTTGACGCCATCGCCGGACACGGGAGCCGCCGCCGACAGTTCAGCCGTTTCGATGACGGCCACCTTGGCCCAAATGTTTCCGGCTTCCAAAACATAGAGCCGGGCATAAAGGCTGGACTGATCGTTGACGATGCGGATTTCATCGCCTGCCCGGAGCTTGGAGGCGACATGCGCCCAATATTCCGGTTTCTGGCAGTCTTCCAGCGTATCCGTCTCGGGGATGACGACGGAATAGGTATTGAACTTGAACGAGGCCAGCGCAAACCGGCTCTGATGCAGGGCAAGGCCCATGAATGCTCCTCACAATGAAAAGGAAGGGGCGAGCCGTAGCCCGCCCCCGTTGTTTCTAGTCCGAATCTGTCGCAGTGACCGCAACGCCGTTGTTCAGATCGGTCGTGCCGTCACCAATCGCGTTGACCATGTGGATGGACGACGCCAGCGGCGAAGCATCCGTGTCAATCGCGATGACATGAGCATGAAGCTGCATGCCAAGCGCGCCGCCGTTGGTGATGTAGTTCGCCGCGTCCAAGTCAGTCTGCGTGTCAGTGGACTTGTACATCCACACCTGATGACCGCCGCCGATGCCCTGCGCCACAAGGACGGGAGGGAGAGAAGTCGAGTATGCCATTTCCTAGCTCCTTTCAGCTATTAAGCGGCGACATAAGCCGAGCCATCGTGCTTGACCTGCACAACGCCCGAGTTCTGGAGCAGCTTGGAACCCATGAACACCGAGGTACGAGCGTAGGAATAATCCTGCTCCTCGTTGTAGCCGACCTTGATGTTCATCTCGCGGTTGACCGCGTGGCCGATGGCGTCACGGTGGAAGATGTAACACTTTTCCGTGGACGTACCGACGCCGGTCAGGTTTGGATGCACGATCCAGTTGACGCCGTACCAGCGACGGAAACGACGCGCTGGACCAGCAAACGGCTTCACTTCCACATAGTCAGCAGAGGTGAAGGACGCGACTTGCATCAGGTAGGCATGAAGGGCCGGAGTGATGACGCCGAACATGTTGTTCTCGTCTTCAATCGGGACGCCCGCATTGCCGAGGATCGCCATCGACTTGGCAATCAGCGCCAGCGAGCCGGTCGCGGACGAGCCGGTATCATTGGTCGCCGTGTCAAGCTGCGCG